ATCGGGACGGCTTGACCACATGATACAGCTGATGCCGCCGTTTCTCGATCCCAATGCTACGCATGGCAAAGGAAATGACTACGTTTCGTTTTTCAATGAAAGCGTTGTTGAGGTAGCTGCCGTTCATGCCTGCGTAAGAAGAAGTGGAAATCGTTCCGGCAGGCGGATTCAGACCTTCGATTTTGGAGGTCATGTATTGGTTGGCGGTGGTGGACAGGTTCAGCTGTTCGCCAGATTCGTTTTCGAGGATAAGAGTGAAATACACGGGGTACCTCCTTGCTTTTTCTGGTGGGGTGTGGTATAATAGATAAAAATGATAGGGACATTAGCCCTGTAAATCGGAATTTGACGAACCGGTTTAAATTGGGACTTAAGTGAGTAAAAAAAGAATTTGAATAATTAAAAAATCATAATCCAGTAATTTCGATTGGGGAGTATAAATTATGGAGAATGGCAGATTTGTTACATATACAGACAAAGATAGAGATATTGTCAGAAAAGGAATATGTGAAATTGCAAAGGTATTACTTGGCGATGATACCCAAAGAAAACTCAGTATGCTTTTTTGTTTAGATTGGTTTATGGATCCATATTATCAGCAGGATATAAGTGATATTCATGATGATTTAGTGTTATTGTTACAAACAGTGATTACTGAACCAAATGAAGATGATGTAATAGAAGATGCAATAGAATTACTGATGAGCTATGAGTTACCACCATTTCCACTTATTGAAGAAAAGAGAAACAGAATACCACTAAAATTTCAAGATGATATAGCTTATCTGTTAGACCCCAAAAGTTTTGAAGAATAAATCCCGGGTTTACCGCATTGATTAAAACCAAGTTTTCCTTTAAATCACTTACAACTTCCAGTTTTGCAATATTTACACATTCAACGCATTCCGTGTCAACCGATAAATCTCCAACCGTGACAGTGCCTTCGGCGATTGATTCGTCTGATTCACCGTTTTTCGGTTGTCCGTGTTGTAATAATTGTTCACCGTCCCACCGGAACTGTCGGGCAGCATCGCTCTGGAGATTCCATGCAAGCTGTAATTCAAATCAGAATCCATGGTCAGCTGCATGGCTTTCGCCACACCGCCCACTGCTTTTTCCACATACTTCTTGCTTTTGTCGATGCCGTCTGCCAGCCCTTTCATAAAGTCTGGCATCCAACTCTCGTAGTCTGTCAGCGGCCCTTTGTCCGGAACCGAGAAGTGCAGGAAATCCCGAATGGTATCGGCAACATTGGTGACGCAGTCCGCCAGCCAGCCGATGGCACTCTGAATGCCGTCAATGATTCCCTGAATGATATCCCGCCCCCAGTTCCAGGCATCCGAAGCCAATCCCTTGATATATCCCGCAGCGGCATCGAATCCACTCTGAATGGTGGACTTGATGCCGCTGATTTTATCGGAAACCGCAGAACGAATGTTGTCCCAGATGCTGGACACCGTAGAAGAAATGCTCTGCATCACGTTGGAAATTGTACTCTTAATGCTGTTCCAGATGTTAGATACCACCGATTGGATGGCGTTCAGAACATTGGAAACCGCAGAAGAAATCCGATTCCAGATGGAGGATACCACAGAAAAAATGGCATTCATCACACTGGAAATCGTGCCGGAGATGCCGTTCCAGATGGAAGAAACCACATTCCAGATCGCAGACAAAACAGAAGAAATGAAACCGGATACAGCATTCCAAACCGTAGTCACCACATCTTGAATCGCTGTCAAGACCGTGGAAATCGTATTGAAAATGGCATTCCAGATGGTTTCAAATGTCGTTCGGATGCCTTCTAAAATCGGTGTTAAAAACGATACAATTGCATTCCAAATGGCACTGATCTTCTCCGAGATCCAGTCCATCACTCTACCTACAATGATCTGAATGGCTTCAAAAATCGTCTGAAACAGATAGCCAAATGCCGTGATCAGCGGTTCTAAGGTGGTGTAAATGGCATTCCAAACGGTCGTAATCACGTTATAAATTGCCTGAAACACCGTAGAAACCACATTGTAAATGGCATTGAAAATCGTGCTGAAAAAGTTGTAGATCGCTGTAAAAATGGTGGTGAAGAAGTCCCGAATTGCTGTAAATACAGTCGTTGCCACCGTCTGAATGGCAGTGACAATAGCGGTGAATGTATTGGAAATGGATGTCCAGGTGTTGACGAAAAAGTCCCGGATTCCGGTAACAATTCCCGTGAAGAAGGAAGCAATGCTGTTCCATGTATCTACGAAAAATGTTTTGATGGAAGTCCAGACTTCGTTCCAGCTTGTTCCGAACCACCCCAGCACCACATCCGCAATACCTTTCAGAGTATTCATGATATTGCGGAACGTGTTGACAATGAAATTCCAAATAGACGTAAAAATCCCCTTGATGCCGTCCCAGCACTGCTCCCAGTCACCAGTAAACAGACCAATCAGAACATCCAGCAGCCCCAGAAGAACGCCAGTAAACTCCGAAAAGATGTTGGAGATGTTTTGAAAAACGCCTTCAAAAATAGGAGCCAGCAGATTGCACAGCCCGTCCCACGCTGCTTTCAGCACATCGGTGAAACTTTCAAAATCAAATCCCAGAGCATTTAGCCGGTCAGTGATGCCCTGCGTCAATCCGGTAAAGGTACTTTTAATTTGTTCCCAGATACCAATGATATTGCTTTTGAATTCGTCATTGGTTTTCCAGAAATGCACAAAGGCAGCCACCAAAGCAGCAACAGCTGCGATAATGGCAAGCAGCGGACCTAATGACACACCCAACGCTCCGGTAATAGCTCCGATGCCACCTTGCACAGCCGAGAAAAGGGCAGGCAGTTTGGACACTGCGGAAAAGACGGTTCCCACACTGGAGATGGTCTTTCCAAGCACCACCAGCATCGGACCCAGAGCAGCAGCCACCAGTGCAATTTTCGCAATGGTTTCTTTGGTCTGCGGATCCAGTTGATTCAGCTTGTCCACCAGTTCCTGAATACGGGAAACAATGGAGCGAATGGTAGGCATCAGAATGTCGCTAAAACTGATCGCCAGTTCTTCCAGCTGGGACTTCAAGATGGTCACTTGTCCGGCAAGATTGTCTTGCATGACCGCTGCCATTTTTTCGGTCGTACCATTGTAGCCATCTACTGTATCGGAACAAGTGTCAATGGCATTGGACAGTTTTTCAAAATCCGCCGGAGAACCGTTGATGATCGCCAGCATACCGGACATCGCCTCTTTGCCAAACAGCGAGGCAGCCGCCTGTGCCTGTTCTGCCTCAGAAAGTCCGCCTAATTTCTGACGAAGTTGCTCCATGAGTTCCCGTAAAGAATACATCTTGCCGGAACTATCTGTCAGAGAAATGCCGTATTGTTCCATAGCAGATGCTACCGTGCCTGTCGGCTTTGCCAGATTGGTAATGGCAGCACGCAGTGCTGTACCAGCCTGTGAGGATTTGATACCGGCATTCGCCATCAAGCCGATGGCAATGGCAGAGTCTTCGGCAGAATAGCCCAAAGAGCCAAGTACCGGAGCGGCATACTTGAAAGTTTCACCCATCATGCTGACGTTGGTATTGGCATTGCTTGAGGCAGCCGCCAGAATGTCCGCAAAGTGTCCGCTGTCCGAGGCAGACAAACCGAAAGCGGTCAGAGCATCCGTGACAATGTCCGAAGTAGATGCCAAGTCCTCACCAGAAGCAGCGGCAAGATTCATGATGCCTTCGATACCGCTGAGCATATCGTTGGTTTTCCAGCCTGCCATGGCCATATAGTTCATGGCTTCCGCAGCCTCGCTTGCAGAGAATTTTGTTTTGCTGCCCATTTCACGTGCTTTTTCCCGGAGAGCATCCATCTCTGAACCGGTCGCCCCCGAAACAGCTGCCACCTTTGACATGGCAGAATCGAAATCCGCACCAGTTTTCACGGCAATCGTTCCCAGAGCCGTGACACCAGCGGTGACAGGCAGCAGCTTTTGTCCTACACCGGAAATTTTGTCCCCGGCGGACTGCAGCGTTTCACCCAGAACACCCATCTTTTCCAAGGCGGTGTGAGAATTGTTTGCTTCTGTGGTCAGGCGTTTCAGTTCGTTTTCGGTTTCGATGATCTCACGCTGCAAAGCATCATACTGCTGCTGTGAGATTTCACCATTTGCAAGAGCCGTATTTGCCTGTTCTGCGGCAGTTTTCAGCACTTCCAACTTTTCTTTGGTGGCAGACACCGCATCCGCCAGCAGTTTGTGCTTCTGGGATAAGAGTTCCGTGTTAGTCGGATCGAGTTTCAATAGTTTCTGGACATCTTTCAGCTGCGTCTGTGTACCCTTGATATCCTTGTTGACACCTTCCAGTGCTTTTGACAGCTTGGTGGTATCACCGCCGATTTCTACGGTGATGCCTTTGATTCTATTAGCCATACAATTCTCACCTCCTATCAAAACTTATCAAAGTCACTCTGATCTGCCAGCACATCATAATGACACTCGTCATTCTCCCGTTCGGTGAACATATCATTCACCAGACCAATGGTCAAAAAATCCAAATCGCCCATTGACAAACCAAGCTGAACGCACCGCAGCAAAAACAGCGGTGTGGTCATCGGTCGGTCAATCGGGCGATGTTTTTTTTAGACTTGACCTGTGTTTCTACGTTCAAACCCCAGAGATCGATCAGCTGCGGCAAGATCTCATAGATGCTGAATGTGTTGAACTGTTCCAGAAAGTCGTCCGGATTATCAGGAACATTCTCCGGAGCAGCGTGTTTTGCCATGATATAGGCGATGTTCTCAAATACCTCAAGGCTTTCAATGTCCAGTGCAGAGGATTCCTCTATATTTTCCCCCACAGACTTTTGCAGTGCCGCAAAATCCTGATAAATATCTCTGCGAAATTTCAGACGATACAGCCTTGGAACTGCTGCACTTGCCTTGAACGGCACATCAATGCCGTCAATGGTGATGTTCTTCTGAATTGCCATACTGCACCCTCCTTACGCTTTTACAGATGCTGCGGATGCTTTACCACTCTCTCTGTACAGCGGCAGCCAGATTGGGCATATATACCGCCTTATACCAGTTCTCATAAACTTCGGCATCCGTTTTCTCACAGGTTTTAGTTTTTACCAAACCACTGTTCAATGCCGTTGCGGTCAAAGACAGCGTTTCCGTTTTAACTTCCTTTTCGTCCTCAATGGTGCTGGATTCTGTTGCCGGACGAGAGGCAGAGCAGCAGAACAGACAGTGACGAATTTTATTCTTATCGCCACTGAATTCAAACAGCAGTGCAAACTGCGATACTTCTGCGGTATTGGTTTCCGTGAGAACGCCCTTTCCATCCAGCTTCTCACCGAGAATGTCTGTCGCAAACTCAAGCGGAACCAGTGCGATTTCAAGATCTCCAGTGTAACCAGAGTTATTGTTGATCACATAATACACACCATCGTCAGCGTAAAAATTGGATGCTTCACCTTCTGCCTCGATAGACAGCGATACTGCACCGGGAATGCGAACCGGCTTTGCAAATGTCGGCACACCTTCTTCATCATAAGAGGTGATTTTTGCATAGTGAACTTTGTTCAGACCGAATTTTACCTTGTTTTTCTCCATTGCCATATAGATCAAACCTCCATCTCATAGAGTACTTCATACAATTCTTCCGAATCAATGAATAGTTCTGTTTTTGTGTAATAAATCTCGTGCTGGGAAAGCACTGACTCCACCTGTTCTTCCAATTCCGGCTGCTTTTTGTCTGTGTACAATTCAATGTCCAGCTGTTTGCAACTGAAATATGCCAAATTGTCTGCCGAAAACGTATTCTCTCCGGGAGATAAGAACAGCAAAAAAGGCGGTGCGGGACTTTCACCCTCGGCAAAATGATGGTAGGCGAAAGGCAGTCCCATCTCTTCCATCATTTCTGCGATTTCTTCGTAAGTCATGACAATGCCTCCTCGATCAAATGCTCCAGCAACTGTACACCGTTTTCTTCCGCAGGAGCAATGTGCGGTTTTCCTGATACCCGACCGCCGCCACGTTTGGCATGACCCTTTTCCAACAAATGTGCCAGCTGATAACGATTTTTACTGTGTACAGTCATCTCCAAAGAGTGACTGTTTTCGCCAGTCTTTTTCGTTGCCCAGCTTTTCGCATACTTTCCGGTGTCCGCAGGAGCATTGGCAGAGATCTCATTTTTCACTTGCGTTGCAGACTTCCGGACTGCTTTTTTCATGGCAGTATCCGCAAGGTCTGCATATTCCTGCAAGCCCTGCATGATTTCCTCTGCAAGATCGTCAATACTGGCCATTTTGTCCTGCCTTTCTGGCTTCTGCCATAAGTTTCAGATAATCCTTGTGCAGATAATCCGGTGTAATACCGATGATGTCATAAATGTTCCCCTGAAACAGGATGCGATTGCCTGTTACAGACGGCATCCAGTGCTGACTTTGCCGAATGAGGAATTCCAGTGTTTGTGTTTCTTTGGTCACACCAGCGTCCGTATGCTCCGAAGAAGCTTTCAAAGTCACTTTTGCCCAGCAGGAAAAAGCTTCGTCCCACACAGCAGTGTGATTGCCGATTTCATCGGTAACAACACGATTTTCCAGAAAGGTAATTCGCTGATTGAGTGTTCCAATTTCCATTACATCACACCCTCTCGCTGTGCAAACAGCATGGCACGAAGCGTTAACGTCAGCTTGGAAAAGTCTGCGGTATTGCGGTTTTCATAGAGATAAGAAACCGTGTAAAGCATTGCTGTCCGTACCACATCTTCGTTTTCTGAAAAGCGTTCCTCGTCCATTCTGCCCACGTCCTTGACCAGTGATTTTGCCGTATCGAGCAGTTGGAGGATGAGCTTGTCATCCTCCTCATAGTCGATACGAAGATAATTTTTAGCTTCGTTCAGGGTAATCATGCTATCACGCCTTTTTGATTGTAAGAGTCTTTACGGCCTCGGGCAGAATCAGCTTGCCGTCCACACGCTGAGAAGCAAGGAAGCCGACCTGTCCGTTCATAGCGAAAAGCTCATTCAGACGCTTAAGAGAACGTCCCTGTCTGTCAGCCACCCAGTAATAGGAATAGTCGCCGAATGCAATTGCCTTTGCACCTGCCGCAATGGTAGGAGCGTAGACAGAAGTCACATAGGGACGGTTCAGGATGGTGTCGGGAAGTCCTGCACTGACAGAAGGCTGCCAGATAAAATTGCCCGTATTATCCTTGATTTTACGGAGTGCCTTCACGGTCTGCTCATTCAGCACCCACACAGCTTTCTTGCGATACGGACTCTTGAGGGAGTAGAACAGCTCGATTACATCATCAAAAGTGATAGCTGCACCTGTTGTGGTCGCACCGTTTTCCGCACCGCCTGTCGCAGCAAAAATGCCGGTAGGCTTGCCCTTACCGTCACCGATGAGGAACGCTTCCTCTTCCTTCGTGCCGATTCTACGTGCAAATTCCTTTGCAATATATGATGGCAGGTCAAACACGCTGTCATTGAGAAGCTCCTCAGAGATCTTAATCGCAGTTCCGACCTTGTAAGCGGAAAGTGCAATCTGACCGAAAGCGTCATCAGAAAGGGTGTAAGCCTCTTCCTCCTCCATCCAGCACGCCTCGCCCTTCTGCGTAATCACGGGGATTTTGCGGTCTCCACTTGATGTCTGAATTTTCGTTGCAAGAGGACGGAATACATTTTCCTCTTCAAGTGCAGAAATGAGCGTTCTTTCAAACTCGTCCGGCACAAGATAGCCGCCTTCGGTATCTTCGCCAATCTGCAGAGCATTTTTCACATCGGCAAAATTACGGTTGCGGATGTTGTTCCAGAAAGCAGTACGATATGCATCCGATGCAATGCCGGTCTTGGTATCACTGTGAGTGGATGCGTTCGGCTTGTTCTGAATCGGCGTAGAAGTAGGCTTGTTCATTTCTGCCTCAATCTGAGCCTGTCGTTCCAGCCGCTGGATTTCCTTGCCGTATGCCACGATCTGCTGCTCCATGGCATCGTATGTCTTGCTGTCCTCTTCCGAAAGCAGACCGCTTTCATTTCGCTTGGAATCCAAAAAGTCACGGGCAGTATCCCATGCCTTGCTTCTTTTTTCTCTCAGTTCCTGAATTGTCATAGTATCAGTCCTCCTGTATTTTTAATATTTCAAAAGCTCCAGCCGCTTGTCCAATTGGTTGATCGGCGTGCCTTTGGATGCAGTTGCAGAAATCTTCTGCAGAAAAGAATCCAGCGTTTTAGATGGTGTGTACAGCATGGACGCTGTGCTTTCCTTCTTTTTTTCATCTGGATCTGTTTTTTCTGGTTCTTCTTCTGGAACAAACGGATTCTTTTTAGAAAAGAGAATGCCGTCTACAAATCCCAGCTGCAATGCTTTTTCTGCATTCATCCACGTTTCTTCATCCATCAGCCTTGCGATCTTATTGCGGCTGAGATGCGATTTTTCTGCATAAGCATTGATAATGGATTCCTTGACTTCATCCAGAAGTGCGATTGCTTTCTCCATATCTGCCTTGTTGCCCATGGCACAGGTCATCGGATTGTGGCACATCAGCATTCCGGTCGGTGAAATCAAGGTTTCTTCTCCAGCCATCGCCACCACAGAAGCCGCAGAAGCGGCAATGCCATCGATCTTGACGGTAACCTTGCCCGAATGATTTCGGAGCATGGTATAGATCTGACTAGCAGCGAACACATCGCCGCCCGGCGAGTTGATAAAGACCGTCACATCACCGCTGTGTTTTTGCAGTTCCGAGCGAAACATCGCAGGGGTGATGTCATCTTCAAACCAGGTACTCTCCGCAATGGCACCGTACAAATACATCTCCGATGCACCAGTGTCTTCGTTGCGTACCCAGTTCCAGAAACGATTATTCTTCATGGGTCGTTTCCTCCTTTTCATTTTGATTTGCAAATGCCCCTGCATCTGCGAGTTTGGTAAAGCTGCCATTTACAAGATAGAGATTTCCGCCCAATTCGTCAGGAATCATATTCATATCTTCCAGTTCACGAATATCATTGGCGGACATCCAGCCGTTCTGTCTTGCTGTGGCATAGCCTTGCATACGGGAAGCATAATCACCACGCAAAAGCCCCTCAACATTGAACTTGATGAAATACTTGCCTTTCTCTGAATCAGAAAGCAGATCTTTCATCATACCTTGCTCCCAGCGAACGATCCACGGGTCGAGACTGTATTTCACGAAATCCAATGATAGATGTTCCACGTTACTGAATGTGGCATGGTCAAGATCGCCGATCATATGAAGCGGCACTCGATACAGCCGGGCAATTTCCTCGACCTGAAACTTTCTGGTTTCCAGAAACTGTGCTTCATTATTCGGAATTGCAATGGGTGTGAATTTCATACCCTCCTCTAAAACTGCGACCTTGTGGGCATTTCTTCCGCCATAGGCTCTCTGCCAGGCATCACGCACACGTTCCGGATTTTTGATCACTCCGGGGTGTTCCAAAACACCTGACGGACTTGCACCATTTCCGAAAAACGATGCTCCATATTCCTCGCAGGCAATAGAAATGCCGATTGCATTTTTTGCAAGTGCAATCGGCGAATATCCAACCAGGTAGAGTAGGGAAAAGTCGCCTTGCAATATTTCTATTGTAGGTTTACTTATCCCTCTCCCCAAACCGTGCTTACACCTCTCGATGTACACGGCTTTCCATTGTTATTTGGTATTAGAAACTCTTTTGCTGTGGATTTTTTTATGGCACTCCTCGCAAACAACTATTGTTTTTCGCCTTTTGGCAATCATCACCTGTTCCCAAAATTCTTTCCCTTTCAGGTCTTTTACTTTGTGGACATGATGAATATCATAGTGTTCCGCATCGGTGCATCCACATAATTCACAGACTTTCGCAGCTAACCTTTGTTCAAAGACGGTTTTGGTTCTTGTGTGTTTCATTGCTGTTGTATCAATGGCATCTATTGAAAAACTTGATTCTTTACATTCACTAAAATTAGCAAAATAGCAATAGCAGTCACCTTTTTTGTTTTTATAGGCGATACGCCACTTTCCTTTTCCGTCCTTATTTCTCCTTATGATTTTTGCAATTGTTGTCTTGTGCTTACAAGCAAGGGTTTTCAGGCAGCTATATTCCATCAGATACGCAAAATAGTTCAATTTTCCAAAATTGCTTGCCAATGAGTAATAGTTGCATATTCCCCTTAATTCTGCGTTGTAAGCTGTGACAATTTCAAGGTCACTGCATCTTGTAAGAGCCAGACGTGTCCAAGGCTTGATTTCTCCATTCTTACTTTGATTGATTACTTTCTTATCAAATAAGAATCTCATAATCTTATCATTCAGCGGAATAGCTAACTCTGCCGTTTGACTTAACGTTCGCTGTGTTGTATTTCCTGCTTTGCGAACGTCATTATTCCGTCGTACTCTCACATCATAGCCTAAAAATCTTGCATAGTTGCTGCTGTGTGTAATCAAGGTTTTTTCTTCTGAAAGTTCCATTTTGAGCTCATTACAAATAAATTCTGACAGTCTTTGCTTTATTGTCTGGCAGTCCTCTTTACTGCCGTTTATTCCGATAAGGAAATCATCAGCATATCGCACATATTTAATTTTTTTATCAATCTGTGCTTTATAGGGGATTTTCAGCAATCTTGAACGAATTGCTTTTTTCTGCTTTATCAGCAGTTCTCTTTCCTCGCCCTCCGCTTGTTCAATCAGCGGATTTAACTTTCTCATCTGGTGTCTGACTGCTTCATATTCTTTGCTTGCGTAATTCTTTCCCTTGCAGTTGAACTCATTTGCAAGTTCGGTCACAAACTTATCAAGCTCATGCAGATATATATTGGCAAATATCGGTGAAACAATTCCGCCCTGTGGAGTTCCGCTGTAGGTTGCGTTATACTTCCAATCTTCCATATATCCTGCTTTCAGAAACTTCCATATCAGTTTAATCAACCTTGCATCCTTGATTTTTCTGTTGATAATCTCAACCAATTTTACATGATTGATATTATCAAAGCAGCCTTTTATATCTCCCTCTACAAACCAACGTATGCCATTGAAACCTTTTGTTATAGATTTCAAAGCGGTGTGACAACTTCTGTTTGGTCTGAAACCGTGAGAACAGTCCAGAAAAACAGGCTCACAAACTGCTTGCAGAATCATTCTCAAAACTTCCTGTACAAGTTTATCGGTAAAGGTGGGTATGCCTAATGGACGCTTTTTCCCGTTTGCTTTATTCACATACGCACGTCTTGACGGACTCGGCTCATAGCTTTCGGTTTGCAGCATATTGATAATTTTCATTATCTTTTTTTCACCGAAACCGTCAGCCGTGTCATTGTCCACACCTCTTGTTGATGCTCCACTATTGGCATATAGATTTTTATAGGCTACATAGTAAATATCTGGACGAAGCATATATCTGTATAATTTTGTAAACACTTCATCCTTATTTTTTTGTGAGTTTCTGTTTACTCTTTCTAAAATTTCAATCGTTGGTGTCATTGAGGTATTCCTCCCTAACTTCTTTTCATTTTAGTACATAACAACTGCGTTCCTTCGCCATGCAAGAGCCATTAACTCTCTCGGACTACTACGAACGCTCCGTTGCCTTTACGGATATTCAGTGTCATCTTCCTTGCTTTTTACACTTAGAATTTATCACCTTTCGGCATTACACATAGCCATTTGGCGTTCCGTTTTAGGCAATCCCCAGTTAACATAATGAGTTGGTATGTGAATTGTCGGATATGCTTTCGTTTCTTTACCACAGGTTCTCCTGCGGGTTACATGAGTTTATTGACAACTAAATGAACGACGGCTTTATCCATTCATACTCATGTCAAAGGTGTCAGATACTTTCCCTTGTCGTGGATTAACCGAAACTTGAAACTTGCCTTAACCAAACACAGGTTTATCCTCATATTCACTTAATGTTGCAGTTCAGTCGTGATAAATTATCTTTAATCAACTTACCGCTTTCCTGTTATGCTATACTCCCGGTCGATTTTCATCTTCCGATAAAACAGGTTATTTCATGCGTTGTCTTGCATGGTAGTACCATCTTTCTACTTCTCACTATGCCCTATCTGGGCGCACTCCGTCAAATCCTAAACCCGGAATATGCAGAACTTCATCAGCATAAAGAACGATGTCACCCTGTTCTTTCAAATTTGGATTTGCCTCATCATAACGGCTGTAAATATATATCAGGCGTTTTTTCTCATCACGGTCAACTTTCATTTTGTCCGGCATCAAGGGATACAGTCCTAAAACATCACCTCTGCCGTTTCGGATAATTTGTGCATAGGCATTGCCGTAGATCAGCAGATGGGACATTAAGGTTTCTCGGAATACGAAGGATGTCATTTCCGGATTTGGCTGATCGTGGAGCAAAAAATAGAGCGGATGCTGCGGCACTCGCTCTTTTCCTTTCTCGTTATATTTGTACACATGAAGCGGCAGTTGAGCAATTGCTTCAGACAAAACCCTCACGCAGGCATAAACCGCAATATGCTGCAATGCTGTTCTGTCGGTGACACGTTTACCGCTGTTTGCTCGCCCAAAGAAATATGTGTAGGACGGGCTATCATAGCTGTTAGTCGGCTTATCTCTGGACTTGAATAGTCCTGTAAAAATACCCATAAGAATCACTCCTTTCTTGACTTTGAGGGTTGGGGTGTGGTATAATATACTAAACTAAACAGAATGTAGGGTAGAAACTCTATAAATCGTGCTTTGTTAATTTGGTAAATTCTAATATCTGGGGTATGGTGGTGAAAGTACAAGATGAATGCAAACTATCTCAAACTTGAAAAAGGTAAGCAGATTGGAATACGTAAAAGAATACTAAAAGGAAATAAGTATTATTGGTATTCATATGCTGTTCAAAAAGTTAATGATATATATATCGTCTATGAGCATGAAATTGCAGAAGATAATATTTGTATGGAAATTGATGAGTATGAAAATATTTATCAATAACTATAAATGAGCATGCACCGTCATTTTGCACAACAATTCCCAACCATTTATGCTCTCTCTGCAATTAAAAACGGGATTATCATGTGAAATTATGACATATTTTTGTGCAAGTCGCTGGAAATGTTCATTTATACTAAAGTAAAATATGAAATGCTATACAGCTGATGTGATGGGCATTAACCATTTACATCGCAAAAATTCCGGTGATTTTTACAGAAAGTGAGAATGCAAGAGTGAGAAAGAACATCATTCATCATCTTTTTTCTATAGCAGCTTTATGTGCTGTTGTTTTTACAAATACAATCTGGCTGACAGGCTGTGTTATTTATGACAGTAAAGATTTAGCAAAATTTGCGAAAGAGCAGCTATACGAAAAGTATGGAGAAGAGTTCGAAGTGAAAACTATCATGGATTCTCATCGAACAATTGCATATCCAGTAAATAATCCTGATTTATTGTTTGAGGTGTATAGCCTGATTGAAACACGTGGCGGAAAAGATGATTATATTCAATCGATCATTGGAGACCAATACAAGAAAATCGTGGAAAAAACCTTCGCCGATGTCAATTTGTATTTTTACATTGATGTAGATGTTCCGAGCATTCCGTTTAAAGAAAAAGAAATCAAGAATACGAATATCACAATTGAAGAATACAATGATGAGATGTCTGCATATAGCATTCATCCAACAATTGTTTTATATTTATCTTCTGATTTTTTAGATTGTTACAGTAATGAGGAATTATATTCCTATATTCAAAGCATTGTTTCTGATACAAATCTTGATTATTTAAGGATTGATTTTATATTACTGGAGGATGAGAAAACTGTAGAAGAATATTATAGCGAGTATCCCTCCCTTTCTTGTAATTCAAGTCTAATTGGATTTCTGGACGAAAAGTATGAGCGAGTGGCACAAGGTGCCGAGCAAGGTATTTGGAAAATGAGTATTGATGAATTTAATCAAAAAATGGAGGAGATTAGAGAAGATGAGTTATACAGATAAGGAAATGCAGGTTTCCACACAAATTGCATATATGAATATTACTCAAGATCAAATTAATGAATATTTAAAAGATCATAACGGAGAATATCCGACCATTCAAGAAATTCCAGTTTGCAAAGATAATCAAACCTATAACACCAGCATCTCCCTCAAATCATAAACCGACTCCTCAGACACACATCCACAGCGGATTGCACGGTCAAGAGCCATGATCATGGCAACCGCACCGTCAATCTTCTCTGTGGATTTTTCTTTGTCAGGCTTGATATTGCCGGAAGGATCTCTGCGAATGAAGATATTGTCCATCATCCAACGGAGGACAGGGTGACCGTTATGGGCAAGGGTCTGTTCCAGGGTCAGTTTCATCAATTCCTTGGTCGGCGGTGACATATCTTTGTAACCCTGTCCGAACTGAACCATCGTGAAGCCCAATCCCTCCAGATTTTGCGACATCTGCACTGCGCCCCAACGGTCAAATGCAATTTCTTTGATGTGAAACTTCTGTCCCAGTTCATCAATGAAGTTTTCGATAAAACCATAATGAACCACATTGCCCTCAGTGGTTTTCAGATAGCCTTGCCGTTCCCAAATATCATATGGAACATGGTCACGTCTTACTCTGAGGGGCAGTGTTTCTTCCGGCAGCCAGAAGTAAGGAAGAACATAATAATGCTCATCTTCATCTGTTGGCGGAAAGACAAGCACAAAAGCTGTAATATCCGTAGTGGAAGATAGGTCAAGTCCACCATAGCAAACGCGCCCCGTAAGCATCTCTTCATTAAAAGAAACCTTGCATTTGTCCCACTTCTCCATCGGCATCCAACGCACTGCCTGTTTTACCCACTGATTCAAACGCAGTTGTCGAAAAGCATTTTCTTCACCGGGAGTTTCCTTTGCAGAATTACACGCAGCCACCACCTTATCCATGCCGATGGTCTTATCCAGACTTGGATTTGCTTTTTTCCACACCTTTGGGTCAGTCCAGTCCTCGGATTCATCTGCTCCATAGATAACCGGATAGAAAGTCGGATCATGCTTTCTGCCTTCCAGAATGTCCTTTGCCTTTTGATGTACCTCATAGCAGATGCTGTTAGTGTCCGTTCCGGCAGTGGTGATAAGAAAATACAAAGGCTGCATTCTGGCATCACCGGAACCTTTGGTCATAACATCGAACAGCTTTCGGTTCGGCTGCGTATGCAGTTCATCAAACACAACCCCATGAATGTTGAAACCATGTTTACTATAGGCTTCGGCGGATAGCACCTGATAAAAGCTGTTGGTCGGGATATACACGATACGCTTTTGTGAGGTCAGAATTTTCACTCGCTTGGAAAGGGCAGGACACATTCGTACCATATCGGCAGCCACATCAAATACAATGGCAGCCTGTTGGCGGTCAGCAGCACAGCCGTAAACTTCGGCACGTTCTTCACCGTCACCGCAGGTGAGCAGCAAGGCAACCGCAGCGGCAAGTTCTGACTTTCCATTTTTCTTCGGAATCTCAATGTAAGCCGTGTTAAATTGCCGATAGCCATTCGGTTTCAAGATTCCGAACAAGTCACGGATAATCTGTTCCTGCCAGTCCAGCAGTTCAAATTTTTTTCCAGCCCATGTGCCTTTGGTATGGCTCAGACACTCAATAAAAGAAACGGCATAGTCTGCCTCCTTTTTGTTGTACTTGGAATCCTCCGCCATAAAACGTGTTGGTTTAAATCTTGCCATTGTTCTCACCCCCCAACAAAAAAGACCTGCCAAAAAGCAAGTCTGCATCGTTTATTTTAACGCCCTCATGAGGCCGTTTTTTAATCGAGATTCTATTCCCATTGTAACCATGTTACCATACAAATTCAAGGATTGCAAGCCGCTAAACATACAGAAAAAAACGATGGAATTTCGGCACTTTTTTGTGTATCATACACCAACGAAACAAGAGCCTTTGTGCCGCCCTGTGTGGGGCATTTGTAGGAAAGGGAAAACCACTCGGAGAAAACAAAACTACGCCGGACAGGGCAACACAGCGGCTGTACGAGCCGCAGCCCCTGTTGGGGCTTTGGTCTTGGGCTATGGGTTTTGGGTTACCGTCCGGTCTGGCACTCCCATTCAAATTCGCAGGCGTTTTCGTACTCCTCATCGAAAAGGGCATCGTCATCGATTTCCTTTTCCGTAAAGTCGATGCTGTCGATTTCCTCAAAGGTCGTTCCGTTTTCCTCGGCATCTGCCT